TATACACAGAAGATAATTATATTGAGATCGCAGAGGTTTTAGAATTAGAAGAAATGCCTGAAGAAATAATTGAGGAGATAGAAGAAGAATTAGAAGAAATAGTTTTTGAAGAAATATTGGAAGAACCAATAGAAGAATTAGAAGAAATTGACGAGCCAGAAGAAAGAGAAAATAATGTTCGTAGAAACGTTGTATCGACAAATAATTATATAAACGACTTAACATCTTCCATTGTTAGCCAATCGAATAGTTCATCACAATCACAAAATAATGCTGTATCTGGCTCTAATGATTTTTCGCAATCTGGCATAAGTAATCAAATCGCTGCCGAGCAAACACAAAGACAAAATGCTTTGCAGTCTGTCCAAACTATTGAAGTCAATCCTATTGGCAATGACGCAATGGGCGTTGCTATCGTACAAGTTCAGACTGTAACGACTGATAGCATAACCAATGAAATAGAATCTATAACGACTGAAGTTATGACATCATCAGAAGCAGACCAAGTTGTTGCTAGTGTAATCCAAAGTAACATGGAAAGTTTGCAAGAGGAGATAGAAGAAAACCAAAACGAAAGTGGTGAGTATGATGTGCAAGGACAGTCTAGTCTGATTGCTTTAATGAATTATAAACAAGGTTGGGATAATTATTCAGCAATGAGTATTCCAGACGTTAATTTTTACGAACCTTATGAAATATATACAAATGTTGTTTTAAGTGATAATATTAATGCACATATATCAATGACAGAAGCCTCATCTATTGCAATGAATAAAATGGTGAGCAGTCAGAATTTAGATTTATTTAGGAGATACTAATGAAAAATTTAATGGATAATTTACAGAAGTATATTGTTTTAATAGGTATTATCGCATCTATTGGTGGCGGCTTTTATACTGTAGCTACAAATGTTGCGACAATAAATAATCGTTTAGATAATTTAGAAGCTGTTGAAATAAAATCTGTTGATGTCTCGCCACTAGAAACAAAGATAGCTATACTTGAAGAAAAGGTATCGAAGTTAGAAAAGGCTAATGATAATAGCCGTAACCCATTATTAGGTAACTAACACAATTTTGACATAGTTCGGCAACCACAAAAAAATCGTAAAATCTAGCTTTTTTTATTAAATAAAATCAAAAAAATAGTCCTCACTATAACAGGGAGGACTTGTTTTTACTGGTAATAAAAACGAGTGGAAGAATATATTACTAAACGTTACGAGTGCTATTTGTATAATGTTCTTTCACTATATTAACGACAACAATGTTAATCTTATGTCTATTGATTTGTCGATTAGTTGCGGCACTAGACGTAAGAGAACTAACGAGTCAGAGTCTGTCAATGAAGATTTAGAATATCTTGCTTAGACAGATAATGATGACGCTTGCTGTTGTTAAATGTAAATAAGTTTCCATAAAAATTGATATATACCTGTCAACAAAAAATGCAAATTAAGTTTATTAATATTATATATTGACACCTGTGAATAAATGAGTATAGTGGGGAAAGATAATTTATATTTTCTCCTTTGTGCCATTTATTGTCACATTGTATAAATTATCAAAATGGATAAGGAGACTCCGTGAGTAAGGGAGTGTTAGGGGAGATAAATATGGTTGAAATATTTTTTTTGGAAGTGGAAAATATTTTATTATCTCCCTTAACATATAAAATGTAAAATGGAACTTAAAGATAAATTAGAGCAATATGATATAAAACATTTTTCTGCCTCGCAGTTGAATATACCATTAAATTTATGGTGGTTTAAATATGTTAAACTTACATCTGAAGAAAGAAAAAAAATAGAGTTTGGTGTACCAGCTACATCAGGAAGTGCAATACATGATGCACTAGATTTATCTTTACAAAATGTAAATCCTAACACTTATGAGTATGACCAAGAAACAATAGATTTAATCTTTGATGAAATAGGTAATGTAATTGACAGTCATATACCTGTTGATGAGAACGATAAAGTTAAAATGATTGGCTGCAAAGAACACGCACCTCAAACTGCACAAAATATGCTTGATGCTACTATCAATGTATTAAAAGAAAGACGTGGAGATGATTTTAAACAAACAAAACATAAAACGTTTTTAAAAGGTAATTTTGAACAACAAATTTTATGGCAACCGAAAGGATTGGTTGTACCTATTATTGGATATGCCGATATGTTAGTTAATAATCCAAAAACTATAATAGAGTACAAGACGCTTCAGCCAAGACTGGGTGCTGTAAAAAAAGATGGGAATAGAGGGTTTGCCGTTACCTCTATTCCTGTCTCGCCACGTATAACATATTTAGAGCAAATTACTGTGTATTGGGAAGCTATGAACAGAGAATATTATCCCATTATTATTGTTGGCAATAAAAACAAAGCTAAAGTATTTCACCCTGAAAATTGTGAAGATATGTCTTTAGGTAATTTAGAGATGTATTCTAGGTCAATGATAAAAAAAGCAAAACTTAGGCAATCATTATTAATGTTAGATGATCCAATAAGTGTTTTAGATACACCTGACTTTGTTGGTGATTTTTATTGGAACTTAGGTAAGGAACTAGAAGATAAGGCAAAAGAATTATGGCTGAAATAATAAAACCAAAAAAATATAATGTTACTTTAACTCAGACAATTACAATTCAAAAAAAGTTTACAGCATGGAAGCCAGAGCAGGCATTAGAGATGGCAAAAGAAGATTATTGGGATATGCCGCCAATGAAAGCAAAACACATTATTTTGCATATGCCTATAACAGTAGAGGTTGAGAAAGTGTAATGGCAAAAAGATTAATAGATGGCAGAAAAAACGCTAAGGGTAAAAGATACAGTCACAGACCAAAAAGATATGAAAACTCATGGTATTGTAAAGAAACTAAAAGTTGGTATAGGAAACCAGATGGACAAAGATAAAAAATTTCATGTTGTTATACAACAGTTGCTCGATAAATATGGTGAGTTTTCTTGGGAAAAACACTGGCGTGAAAAAGAAAGAAGAATGGAAAAAGATTGGGGCGGCAAGTGGAAAGCTATAGGTAAAAATGATTACATGAAAACTTTAACAAAAATTAAAGATGGAGAAAAAGATGACTAAAGGCACAGTGTTTGAAACATTAAGTACCATAAAAATTGATAAAAAAGACATAGAAAAAAAAGGTCAGTTTAATTATATATCATGGGCAACTGCTTGGGATCATGTAAGTAGAGCTTATCCAGATGTCACTTTTACTAAAAAATTAAGTGATATAGATGGTTTTGTGTCAGTCTCTATTACTATAGAAGGCAGAACTCTTACAGAGGAGTTTCCCATATTAGATTATAAAAACAAACCTGTTCCACAACCCAATGCCTTTCAAATTAATACAGCTTTTCAGCGAGGTCTTGTTAAATGTTTAGGTATGTTTGGTTATGGTTTGTTTATATATAAAGGTGAAGATTTACCACCTGATAATGTTCCACGTGAAACAATACAAGAGCAGTCAAAAGTAGATTATGTTGATGAAGATTATCATGTAGAAAACATGGAAAAAGAAGGTTACGAATTTTCAATTAACAGCATAGATAATATAGACGATTTAATTGCATGGGGAAAAGATAACGCTGATAAAATTAATCAATCTAATCATACTGAATTTATAAGAGGAATTTTCATAAGCAGAAAAACTGCTTTAGAAGATAGAGTTTAATTAACTATAGGAGAAAAATATGAACTCATATAATACCACTGGTAATCTTGCCAACGACCCAGAATTAAAAAAAGTTGGAGAAACATCTGTATTAAATTTTACAGTTGCATCTAATATTAATAAAGACACAGTTGTTTATAATGATTGTGCTTTATGGGGTAAGTTAGGTGAAAGTCTATCTAGCTTTTTAACAAAAGGTAAACCAGTAACCATATTTGGTGAATTATCTGGTATTAACGCTTATGTTAAAAAAGATGGTGATGCTAACGCTACAATAAGGGTAAAAGTTAATTCACTTAAAATGCACGGAACAAATGAAGTGCAAGATGCTACTCCGTCAAGCGTTGAGCCAAATGACGACATTCCGTTTTAAATGGAAGAAGATTTAGTAAACAACCCTCCACATTATCAAGGCGATAAGTTAGAGGCTTTAGACTCCATACGAGCTATGTTAGGAGTAAAAGGTTTTATTGCTTATTGTCTTGGCAATGCAAGTAAATATGTATGGAGATGTACTAAAAAAGGAAACTTTGAACAAGATTTAAAAAAAGCTAAATTCTTTATAGATAGGGCTATTTACGAAAATGAACAAATTAAAAAATAAAGATTGTTTAGATAAGACGATAGAAAAGATATGTGATGATTTTAATGTATCATCTATTGATTTAATATCACGCAGAAGGGTAAAAGAACTGTCGATAGCTAGATGGTTAATATTTAATTTATTAAAAACAAACTCAATATTAAGTTTAGTTGAAATTGGCAATAAGTATGACAAAGATCATACAAGTGTTATTCATGGCATACGAGAAATACAAAAAAGAGAACCAAAATTAATTAGTAAGTATCAATCTGTTTATGAGGATTGTAAAGGATAATTATTTCCAAGAGTCGCCTGATAGCCAAGACACAATAGAATGTCGAGTACCTGATGTAATAGGGTAAACTTTGTGCATGATAAAGCTAGGAAAACAAATTATATCACCCTTATCTCTTGGTATGACAAAATCATCTTCATTATCAACATCTAATTTAAGATCGCCACCCTTGTAATCTTCTGTATCGCTTAACTGTATAATAGTTGTAATTTTTCTATTGGGTCGCATTGTGTTTAAATTTTGCCAGTTAATATCCATGTGACTGTCATATTTACCACCTACTCCATAGGTAAGAAACTGTAGCGGCTCGGCAAAACCTTTTAGATCAAATCCCCAGTAAGTTTCATTAACAGTCTGCGTAAATTCACTAATAACACTAGCAACAAATTCTAACTCTTTGTCGTTAGCCTCAAAAGCCTTCACGTCAACATTTCTATATGATTTATTATCGCCACCTGTAAGGCCTCCATCTTGCGAAGGTATTTTTTTAACTGTTTCCAATATTGTATTTATCTCAGCGTCAGTTAGACACTGCTTCAAGTGACATACTTGAGGTACTACCATTATTAAGATTTTGGTTCAGTTTCAATTAATATTTTTACTTTTTCGCTTTTTGGTACATTAGCATTAATACCAATGTGAGAACTAGCACAACCTGTTATCAATGCTAAAACAAAAACTGCGATTATAATATTTTTCATTTTATTACCTATATTTATAAAATAAATAGTATCATAGGTTGAATTTATTTTCAAGATAATGTTGAACGCTGTCAGGTATAGGTACTGTTCCTTTAATCATTCCGTTTATAGCTATTTTAGAAACGCCACATTGTTGCATAAGTTCTGTTTTTGATGTTTTAGTTTTTACCATTATTTTGCAAAAAACCTTATGCTCCATTATCTTTTAGCCATAGCACGTTGGCCAAACCAGAATGCTATAATGCAAGATACCATGCCTTCATCAAAATCTGAGTATATTATGTGTAAGTTTTCATGTAGTTCTACACCACTTGTATATGCTTGCCAGATAGTAATTGTTTTTGCAGTAAGATATGAAAACAAAAAAAGATATGTAATTACTGGTCTGCAAGTAGCAGAGAATGTTGTCACCCATTTAGCTGACCCTTGTGCCAAAGTTTGATCGTGCTTATAAATATTTTCTGCCTGTGCTATATCAGCTTGGGCATTTGCGATATTCATTTTATGTTTAGATTGTGCTTCGAGCAATGCAAGTTGTTGCTTATGAGCCTGTCGCTTTTCAAAAAATCCTAACACTGAAGGGATTGTGCTTGAGGCAAAGCCTAATGCTGATCCGAGTAATGCTATCATTTTTAATCTCCTTTGTTATACAAATTATCAAAAGTTATATTTGGGTCTGTATAACTCTCATGTTCTTCGCTACTATGTATCTCTTGACTTGGTATAAAATCTGGTGAACCTTCACCTGTTTGCCATAATGCAGGATTTGTTACTCTTACTCTGTTATTTGGTAAAGCTACAATATTGCCTTTCCATTTGCCCTCTGTAAGATACAGCACATGGCTTTGCTTATGTTGGTCAGGACTATCAGCAATTTCATGTTCTGTATAATCAACTGTAAAAATGTATTTTGCTAAATAAAATTTACCATCTATTTTTGCATACCAAGGTGATGATGATGTTCTGTCCATAACTATTACTGAATGATGATGTGACATACAATCCCAAGGTTGACATAGGTGGTTTTCCATTCTTTCTGGCCATTCATCTAGTGGTATGTCAGCAACTAAGCCCTGTATAGGCATTCTAGCCCACATAGCTCCACCATGTATATTAGGGGTATCATAGTCATCATAATCTATTTCACAACCTGTAAAAACAACTTGAAATGATAAAGACCTATCTGGAATACAATTAACGGCAAATGCTAGTGCGTGTATAAAATCACCATGATATTTTTGATGACCAGCAGTAAATTCTTTTCTTACCCAAACCTTAAAATAAGGTACATTGGATATTAAATAAGACATAAGCTCTCCCTAAAACTTATTTATTTTTTTTTCTTACCGCCTCTTTTCATGCCTTTTGCTTTTTTTCTAACGCCACCTTTTTTGTAGCCCTTTGATTTTTTCATAATATTCTCCTTATTTTTTTGCTTTGCGTTTTCTTTTTCTTTTAGCTTTATTTTTTTTGCTGTTAGGAAAACCAGCTTTCATATCAGCGTAAGCCTTTGCTGATATAGTTGATTTTTTCTTAGAACGACTTGTTCCAGCTTTTTTTCTTTTATTAATGTTTCTATATAATGACATTTTAGCTCCTGTGTTTTATTGTAACCAAGTTTTCAATACCTCTATACAAACAAAGTATATATGATATATGATTTGTAATTTTTTTTCTAGTATATTTTATACCTCGATACCTTAACATTTCCATCTACGTCTTGCTTGACGAATACGAGAGTTAGGATTGTTTCTAGTTTTTGCAGAACTGCGTTTTAACTGCCCTAAAGACCTTGCACAGTAAGATTTTCTTCTTTTAGCGGCCTTACTACCCTTTTTAACTTTACCTGTTACAGCACCCTTTAATTTAGATTTAGGGTTTGCTTTACGATAAGCACGAATACCTTTTCGTGTCATACCAGCACCTTTTTTAGTAGGTCGGTAATTACCACCTTTGCCTGTTGTTCTTCGTATTGCTTTTGCCATAATTTCTCCTACGAACAAGTACACATTTTTTTTAAAGTATCAAAAACCTTTAAAAATGTCATCTTTTCGTTTTCTATAGTCATGTGTTGTTCATATATTTTTTTTGTTGTTGTTAGGTTTTCAGGTAACATAAAATGTATAGTGCGTTTGTCTAAAGCAACTAAAGCTAACAAATCGCATTGTATTTTTGATATAGGCGTTTTTTGTCCACCATAATTAGTTTGAAAATTGTATCGTGCAACATTTTTACCACGATCTATATGAGCTTTTTGTGTAGCTTTAACTTGTACTCGTATTGGTTTTTGTTCTAACCACGCTAATAAATCATAACCATCTTTACCCACAAGGTCATTATCAATTCCATAGCCTTGCAATATAGAACTTGCTAAAAGTTCTCCTTGCAAACCAATTTTTGTGGACATTTTAGGTAAACGCTATTTTAAGTAATAAACCTATAGATGATGCACTAGCACCAATCATTATAGCTTCTATTCTATATAATCGTCTATCTATTGCTTCATACCTATCAGAACAAGCGTCAACATGGTCATCAATTTTTTGGTTTACAGTTGCTGTTGTTGGTTTAATAGGCATGACTACTCCTTAATTATATTTGTATTACATTAGCCATAATACTATGACTTGCAGCACTTGTTGATTCTGCACCTCTGGTACAACCTGTAAGATTTGTTCCGTCAACACCTGTATAGGTAATTTTTTCATCATCTATTTGTACAGTACCAGAAGAAGTAAAAGCATTTGTTTTGCCTACATTAATAGTCGTTACAGAGTCATTAATATCAGCTTGTAAAAATCTTTCACCTTTAAAACTTGTATTGGCTGACCATGAAGAGCCGTCATATTTGTATTTATGACCAAACCAATCTGATTTAGCCTCTACGCCTGTGTGTAGCGTTACATTACTTGAATTGCAATCTGCAATAATTAATTCAACTGTGTCACCTTCACTAACAGTAGTTTGTGTAGAAGTAACATCTATTGTTTTACTATCTGAAAAATAGTGCATACTTATATTATTTTCTTTCCATGTTAATGTTTGCATTGTTTTATTCCTTTATTTTATGCCGAAGCACCGCCTGTTCCTGTTACTAATATTTTATCAGCAGCTATAGCTTTGCCAACAAGTGCTTTAGAAGAACCTGCAGAGGTTTCTAAATTGTTATTATTTTCAAGATAATATGTAGTGCCTATAGTTAAACTTGATTGGTTGTCACCTACGCTACCTAACATAGCAACTTTAGCAGTTCCACCATCAGATACTGCGTTTGTAGATATGCCTATAAAATCTAAATTATTACCATCTTGAGCTAATTTTCTTACTAACATTTCTTGTGGATTGTCACTATCATTAGTTTTATAAAATACAGGTGTAGCATTACCTGAAGGCATTGATGTCGTTGTGCTTATAACAAAAATACCAGCATCTCGTATAACTTCGCTTAAAATAGCTATATCAGAAGTTTTTGAAAAAGAATTTCCATTAAAATCAATTTCGTTACCATAAAAATTATTACTTTGGTCTGCATCTTTATATACAGCTAAAAACTTTTTAGCAGTAGCATTATAACCAATTCCCGCTGAAACTGTTCCACCTGTAGAAAGATTATTATTAACTTGTGTATTACTTATAGTTGCAGAGGGATTAGTAGAAAGTGTACTATTGACCATAGAAACTCCTGCCACCCTAAGTTCAACAGGATAATTTGGTCTATAAGCAACTGCAAATAATTTAGTATTTTCGCTATCGTAAGGTACAGGTAATTGGTGCATAGCTTCCGCTTGTTCTCCAGTAAGTTTAGCTGCAGTAGATTGAATAGTTAATGCACTTGAACCAGTAGATTTTATTACTTTACCTGCTCCAGAGTTATGAGATGAATCGTAAGCAAGAGAAAGACATTTTATGTAATTTGAATTATCATAGTCTTGGTACACAAATAAAATTTTATTATTATCAGGGTCAAGTCCTACTTGTGCTTGATAAACCTCACTACCAGTAGCACCCCCATCTAATATACTTACCCAAGAACTATTAGCATTTGAAGGTAAATTTTGTACATCATTATCAGTGCCACCACGAACAGTTATAACATGAGTAGAAACACCATAAGAACTGCCATTATTTAATGAACCACCACCAGAACCTATAGCCATGTAACAAATTTTATCTGTTCCTTTAGTTGAACCATCAGTTGAAGTGCCACTAAGACTTCCAATAGTATCTAAAGAGAAAAATAATTCTCCTTGAAATGTATTTTTATCTAAAAGTAGTGCAGGGCTTGTCCAACTAATACTTGTGCCTGAAAGAGTACCTATACAATATTTTTGTTTGTTGCCATCATTATCGTCATTGTATTTAAAAAATATTCTATCAATATTGGGTAGATATACTGCGGCTGTTCTTCCTTGATAACCTCCTGATGTATCAACTACTTTTCCTTCACTACCAAAACTAGCAGTGCCGTTTGACGCAATAGTCACCACTTTATAATATAAATCTCTATTATCACTGTCACCATTCCATCTATAAAACAACACTATTTTACCAGTATCACCTATTTTAAGCACAGATTCAGAATGTCTGTTACTACCAAAAGACTCTACTGCACTTTGCAACTGACCAGATGAAATTGATGCAAAAGTAGATTTTACTTTACCTGCACTTGTTAAAGCAACTGTATCACCTGCTGATATTGCACCATCTGCAACCATGTTTACAGTTCCACCTGATAAACCTGTAAGTTGTGAACCATCTACAGCTGGTAGCTTGGCAGAGCCATCTAGTTGCACAAGATTACTAGCAGATGTACCTGCAGTTAATGTTGCGGCACTACCTAATCCAAGTGTTGTTCTTTGGGCCGCAGCGTCTGCGTCATCTAGTAGAGCTTTACCTGCACTTGTTAAATCATAAGTTCCTGCAGTGCCACTACCTGTAAATTGTATGCCTTTGTCAGCAGCAGAGGTAAGTCCTGCCAATGCTTGTAATTCTGTGTCTAATCTAGCGTTTGCAACTGAACCTGATAATTGACTAGCATCAATAGTTTTATTTGTTAAAGTTTGTGTTGCAGATGCACCAACTATTTCTTGATTGCCACCAGCAGGTAAAGTAAGTACATTTGTTACACCTGCCGAATGTGGTTGTGCTTGTATTGTTTGTGCGTGTGCATTAGAGCTTTCACAATAAAAATTAATTTTAGATACTGCACCTGTTCCTGTTCTAATATCAATTAGTCCATCTGATACAGTAACACCACCTGATGAACCATTACCATCAAGATTAATTTTACCACTACCATTAGGTAAAATATCAATATCAGCATTAGATGTAGATACAATGTTTTGACCATTAACATCTAAATCACCGCCTAATTGTGGGGTTGTATCTTCTGAAAGATTTGACAAAAACCCACTAGATGTAAAAGCAGCTTGTACCCATGCGTTAGATGAATTTCTAACAAATAATTCATTAGATGTTGTATTAAAATATAAAGCACCTGTAACTAAAGCGTCACCATCATTATCAACAGTAGGTGCTGATGATTTTGCACCTAAATATCTATCATCAAAACTATCAAAAGATGCAGCAGCAGAAGTTGCACTTGAAGCCGCTGCAGTTGCTGAATTTGCACTAGCTGTAGCAGAATTTGCAGCGTTAGTTGCTGATGTAGCAGCTTGTGAAGCTGAAGTTGCGGCAGCTGTACCTGAACCAGCTATATCATCAACATATTTTTTTCTAGCAGCATCACCATCTGCTGTAGGTGCAGCAAGGCCTGTAATCTTGTTATCACCCATAGCTAAATCACCAGACAATGTACCACCACTTAAATTTAGTTTTAGTGCGTCTGCAGTATCTACATAGGCTTTTCTTGCAGCGTCATTTGCACCTGATGGAGCAGCTAAGTTTGTTAAACTATTTGAGTCAAGGTTTATATTACCTGTCATAGTACCACCTGCAAGTGGTAATTTAGCAGCTATTGAATTTGTTACAGTTGTTGAGAAACTAGCGTCATCACCTAATGCTGCAGCTAATTCATTTAATGTATTTAGTGTTGATGGAGCAGAGTCAACTAATGCTGATACTTCGGTGTCAACATAGCCTTTTGTAGCTGCATCTGTAGAACCAGAAGGCGTGGCAAGTCCTGTAATTGTTTGTGAGGTTGTACTATCCATATCAAGTGTGCCATTTATGGTCACATTGTTGAATGTTGATGAACCGCTTGACGCTGAAATATTTCCTGTTACATCACCTGTAACATTACCTGTTACATTACCTGTTACATTTCCTGTTAGGTTGCCTGTGACGTTTCCAGTGACATTACCTGTGATATTTCCTGCAAAATTCGTGTTTGCTGTAATAACAGTACCTGTAATAGCTGCAGGAGTATTTGCACCTATAACACCATCTATATTACCACCGCTTATTGTTACTGTTGAACCTAAGTTAGCAGTGCTAGAAGCTGATAAGGTTGTAAATGCTCCTGTACTCGCACTAGAGCCACCAATAGGTGTTCCGTCTATTGCACCACCATTAATGTCAACTTTAGCTACTACAACTGATCCTGTGCCGTTAGGAGTAAGGTTTAGGTCACCATTAGTATCTAAAGTAACAATAGTGTTACCATCTAGGTGTAAATTGTCTATTTTAAGAGTAGATAATACTTCATTACCTAAATTAAGATCGGCAAGTTGTGACATAAGTTCACGAATAGCATTATTAATATTAGATGGTGCTGTACCTTCAGCAATACTAATACTATTTAGGTCAGTATTATTTGCTGCGGTTGCATCAAACTGTGATATTTTCGTTTTTGCCATGTTTTACTCCTGATTATCCGTTATTGCTTGTGCTGTTGGTACTGTTGCAGTTTGTGAAAATGCTGCTAACGAACCTTGCCCTTGTGGTAAATCTTTATATAAATTATTTACCCTGCGTATTAAATTTAAAAATTTGTTTTTAAGAATTGTTTGATATTGTGTTCCTTTGCTACCTGATGCTGCTGCTAATGATGCAATCTTTTTTAATGATGGTTGTGATAATAAATAATTTGCTAAGTATAATGTACCAAAACCTACCATACCTGATACACCGCCTGTAAAAGCACTAGAACCTATTAAAGCTGCACCAGTTGCACCACTAGCTAATCGTAATGTACCTGAACGCATTATAAATTGATTTAAGTCTGGTATAGCTGATGGAAATTGCTGTATCATGTTTAAAAAACCCTCAAACCTTTCCATAGTCATATTATCAAAACCACTAATCATTTCTTCTGTTCTTGCATATTTTAAAGTATTTTTATTTGTTAATCCTAATTCTTCTTTTAAAGCTGCCATGTTTACACTTGGTTCATCTGCATCAAAAGTTAAATGTTTTTTTAATATATCGTCAATATGACCTGACGCTATATCGTTAAAATCATCTTTTCCAATAGTTTTTTTTAATTCTCGTAATTGTTGAACAGATGTACCTTTTTCAAAAAAATCTTGTGCAACTGTATCACCATATTGTTCATAGTGTTTTTTATAACCACTAAGATTTCGTAATTGACCAACTTTACTTTCAATTAATTTAATGTTTTTTGTATTCATTAAATTCATTAATTTAGTAAATTTTCTATCACCATCTGCTAATTCTTCTGCACCATCTTTGCCAGATTTATATATTGTATCTTTTACAGATTTTTTTATATCTTTAATAGCCTCATAGGCTCGTCTATTGCCTTTATCTAAAGCTGTTTGTGGTCCTTTTGGTCTTGGGAATGGGTCATACCTATTAGCTTGTACTGTTAATTCTTCTAAAATTTCTCTTAAATCTTCACCACTTAATTTATCTCTAGCAAAAATTTTGTTTACATAATCTGTTAATTCACTTGGCATTTTAACAAATTCTTTTGCAGATTGTGATTGGCTTTCTGTAACTTTAAATGTATCTTTTACTTGTCTTGGACTTAAAATAATTTGCCCAGTTTTTTCTTTTGTTTCTTTTGTAATTTCACGAGAAAAATGGTTACTTATTGTATTTTGAACTCCTGTATTGTCAAATGTTTCTTTTTCAAGTTTAGCCCAGCCAGATTTGTATAAATCATTTGCTGCTGTTTCCATATCTTCAACATATTTAACACTTGCATCTTTAATTGCTTTAGACCTTTGTTCTACAGTTAATTGCTTAGGATTAAAAACTGTTGCTGTGTAATCTTCTAACGCTTCATATAAATCTAATATTTTTTTTCTACCAATCATAAAAGGCATACGAGATGTTAAATTAAACATAGCTTCTAAAACTTTTATGCCAGTAGTAACACCTATTGGTACTTCAACATTTCTTCCAATAGTAGATTGCACATCATCTTGTAAAAATTGTAATGCTTCTTTTTTTCTTTGTGGTGGTTGTGCAGCCCTTGATAACATAGTTAAATTATCATCAACAACAGCTCCTTGTTCTGTTGCTAATTTTTTGGCGTCATCTACTTTTTTTGCAGCTAAATCTTTACCACGACCTAACATTTTTCTTGCTGGGTCGGTAGCTAATTTAAGTGCTTTACCTACGCCAAATGTACCAACAGTTAGAAGTCCATCAATAGTTCCAACAGCTATAGCATCTGCAACAACTTCATCATTGTCTGGTCTTGGCAAGTCAGGGTTAAGATAACCGCCTAGTTTATCAGCCAAAGCTGTTGCTCCACCTGAACCTATACCAGCACCTATTGATGTTCCAACAACAGGCGAACCAAAAGAACCAGCTATACCACCTACAACACCACCTATAACTTGCATAGTTGTTTTAACACCTTTAGGTAGTAAATCAGGATATTCGTCAGCACCATAAATGCCAAGTTCAATACCTTTTTGCCTTACCTTACGATAATATTCTTTTTTATCAATTTTATTCGCTTGTACTAGAGCATTACCTGCACTTTTATAATTTTCAAATTCAGCTAAACTCATTAAGAACTCCTAACATTTTCAAGAACTCCAAATGTAGATAACGCTTCATCTATAGACTTTTCCCAATTAGGAGTAGATGATGTTACATTCATAGAAACACCCCTTGCTTTTTCTAATGATGCAATTCTGTTGTTTGCTCTTAAAACAATATTATTAAATTTCCTAATACCCTCTCTTAAATTAGCTTCTTGACTGCCAGTCAAGTTTAAAGTTGGGTCATTTAATTCTGCTTCTAAATCGACTTTGGCTTTTTGAAAAACATCTCTAATATTGTAATGTTGTTGCAAAGCTTGGTATTCGTTCATTTTTGGTGTTGGCAACATTTCCATTGTATATTTCATCTGAAAAACACTATCTCTGGTATTGTATTTTGTTTTTTGAGCTTCCATTACTTCTTTATTAAAAGTCTGTGTGGCTGCATTAGCTATTTCTGTGTTTTTTAATGGTAAGCCAACTGCTCCTGTAACTTTACTAACACCTTTTTGAATTGTATCAAAAAAACCATAACCTTCTGCTGCCATTGAATCTCCCTCATAAACTTTTGGAAATTCTTTTTTATATTCATCTAATGTTAATGGTTGTTTTTGTGTTGCTGTTTTATTTAATTTGCCATCTTTAGCTAAACTCGTTATTACTTCTTCAAAATTTTTGTCTGATAAATTTGCAAATTGTGGATATTGCTCTCTTAATTGTGCTAAATTTTCTGCTTGTTGTCTGCCTTGCTGTATCTGCATCATTTTACCATAAGGGTCGCCTTGCATTGCTCCACCTGCAGGTCTTAATGCACCAGCTTTTTGAAACTCTTGTGCTACTGCAAATATAGGTGCTGCACCCATGTAAGCATCAGAAACCCTATCTAGTAAACCACCTGCTCGTTGACCTAATGTTTTTTTAGGTTGAGGCTGAGCAGATTGAACAGGTTGAGCAGGTAATAATGAATTTGTATTAATATTTACGTCTGGAGTTGTTATACCTAATAAACTTGCTGGTGAATTATCTACCTTAGGAGGCATTCTATTTAGAACAATATCTTCTACAGTTCTTGCAGCAGGATTACGACCTTCAAATTGTCTTGCAGTTTGTAAACCATTTAAATTTGCTAATTCAGCGGCTGCTTTTGCTCGAATATCTGGTGCAAGAATACTATTTGGCTGAATTTGTGATTCTAAACGATTACGTTGAGCAATAATTTTATTTTGTCTATCAATATTTAATTGATTTATAAGATTTGGGTCATTTTCATTAGTGTATTTTTTGCCCTTATATAAAATTGTACCATCAGCATTTTTTATAGGTTTAATTTCAAATATACTCATTATAAGTTCCTCAAAAAGTCTATACCACCAATTACATTACCAATAGTACCTAAGGTTTGATTTAATGGATTTCTTACGTATGGTGAAGTTGTTGATCTATAACCACCTGCTGCTGTTCCAACTTGATTTAAAAATTGATTTAGGTTTCTTGCTGGTGCAGATTGTAAGAAGTTAAATCTATCCATGTTTGCTGCAATTTGTCTTTGTGCTTGATCTTGACGCATTGCACCTACTCTAGCTAAATCTGCATAATCTTGTATATCAGCTCTAGCTATTAATGGAGCTGCACTAATCATAGCATTTTGTCTTGCTCTTTCAGTTTCATAATTTTGCATAAGTGGAGTTGCAAGTGAACGAGCTAATACATCTTGATTAGCACCAGAACCTAGACGACCTGCACGACTAAATGTACTTTGTATATCTTGTGTGATTGGGTCTAATACTGCTTGTTGAAAATAAGGATTATTGCCTGATAAAAAATCACCACGCAACGTATTTAATGAAAGGTCTTGTGCCTCTCTTGTTATTGGACTACCAGATAATGCTCTATTGGTTTGCAATGTCATAGCCATTTGTTGTTCAGGGCTAAAACCTGCTAATGTATTGTCTGGAAAATAATTAAAACCACCACCAGTATTGTATAATCTTTGTGCTTCATTCGCACCATACGCTAAAAATGGTGCTGCATAAGCAGGGGGATTTACAGTTGTAGTTTGTGGTACTACTTCGTCCTGTCCTATACTCATTATATACTCCTCATTGATATTGTGCCTACTTCTTCATAAGCTCTGTCTTTATCTTTCATTCTTGACCACCCTCTGCGACCAATTATTTGTGCGTTTTTACAACCAATAGATTTTGCCCATTCGCAAATAGGTTGTTCCATTTCTTTTAATTCTTCTAAATCACCACCTGCTAACCAAAATCGTATAGATTTAAAGTTAGGGTATGTTACTATCTCCGTAACACAAGCACTTTTTTGACCAGTCCAAAGTTGTGCATCACCTCGTGCTATTGCATAGAATACATCTTTTTCACTATGAGAATCAATACCTCTTTTTAATGCGTCTAAAATATACTTGCGTGACTTTAGCCACGATTGTTTATCCAATGATGATGTATTCATATTGTCTTGATGTTCCACTACTATTATGCGTAATCGTAAAAGAGCCGTTTGTTCTAGCCGATATAAATAATGCTGTAAGTTCTGCGGCAGCGTTTGCAGACTTAGGCATAAAAGTTATAACGCTATTTTCCCCTGCACGAACATCATTTACTGTTGTCGTAGTAGATGAGGTTTGCAGTGTAACACTACCAGTAGAGTTTATTCCTCCGTCTAATATACGATTAACAACTTCTGCAACTTGTCTAGGGTTGCCACCTTGATGAGCTAATCGTTTATACTGGTTGTCAGCCATTATCTTTTACCTGTTGTTTTTGCCTCTATTTCGACGCCTTGAATATACTTCCAAGTGCCTGATACATTTAATCTTATTTTATGATACCTACCTTGATTTGATCTAACATTGCAATATCCATCAGCATTTAATGAACTTGCTGTACCAAAACTATCTTCATCTACTTGTCTAAGTCTTGATGATACTTGTGCAGTAATACTAGGTGTAGTACCTCCTACTATTTCTACATAAGGTATAACATTGGTTATAACACTTGTTCGACCATTAGATGTATCTAAATCAGCAGTTTCTATTAGTGCTTCTTTATTTATACCACTAAAGGTGTGTAACTTTTTATCTTTAGCACCACCAAATATAAATTGACCACCTATATATATTGATGAGTCAAGTGATGCAGGTAAGCCATCAAGTGATGTGCTAATGCTGTCTAATTCTTCTAATGTATAATTAATAGTCATAAATGGTGATATAAGTTCACAATCTAATTCTGCATACGACCATCTTTGTAACGCATAATTATATATTAATAATCTATCAGGCGTATCATCATTAGAGCTACCTGATGTATATGACCACACAACTATTTGTTCTGTAGGGTCAACAGCAGTAGATATTCTGCCTTTGTTTCGTATAGTAAAATCATCAAAGAAAAAACGATTTACTTTTTCTGCACCTATTGGTGTACTTCTTTGTCCGTCAAATTGATAAAAACCATCATCTGATAGATAAAATACAGTCTCACCAACATTTGCTACTGAGTTAGGATAGTTACAACCAAACCCTGTTTGCACTTTGTCAAATTGGAATATAAGTGGTGTACCAACATACGAACCACGCACAATACCTCTTTCACACAATATAGTTGCATATTCGCCACCAACGATACCTGTTATATCACCCATATCAAATATATCTTGTATATCAGATTGGTCTGTACCTATTGTCCAACCAGTGTGTGATGCTAGAGAAGAAAAATACACACGATTAGGATAAGCTGTACCGCCATATTTAACATTGCCAGTAAATACAAAGTCACCAACAACTGCTATATGTTTAGCAGCAGGGCTACCAGATATGTCAGCAAAAGCAGAACTTGTGCCATTATCATATACTTGCAATATATTGTTGTGTCCTGATGCACCTATAACAAAACCACTAAAATCTATAAACTTCCATATATCTTCATTGCCTAGTGATGTGTAATTACCTGCCTTTGATATATTTGTTAAGTTAGAATTAGATTTAGTAAACTCATATAATTTTGTTACGTCACCTGCAAATATCTTAGGATCACCGCTGTCGTCTTTAGCAGC